TACATGGATCTGGCCGCGCGAGAGTCTGGAGTCAGCTGCCAGACAGGTACACGTGAGCACATCCACGGCCAAGCGGATGTACAGCCGCTTTGTCTACGAGGCAGCGCGGGCAATGGGCTACCGCAAAAGTTGAGCTAACAGAGCCTAAAATCTGTGCTACAGTGATAGCGTGAAGAATTGGAGGGAACAGGATGCAGCCATGGGCCGCGAGCTTTTACGCGTCCGGGCGCTGGAAGAAATGCCGCGCAGGGTATATCAAGTTCCGCCGGACCATCGATGGCGGGCTGTGCGAAGAGTGCCGGGACAAGCCGGGCTACATCGTCCACCACAAGCGGGCGCTGACACCGGACAACATCACCGACCCGGACGTCAGCCTGTCCTACTCCAACCTCGAGTACGTCTGTAAAGACTGTCACGATCAGTTCGACGGTCACGGCGTCGCAAGATCTCTGACGCAAAAAATTTTCTTCGACGCCGCCGGCGACCCGATCCCCCCCGTCGCGCGAGGCCGGGGCGCCGGCTAGATCACCGCACGCCCTACCTCGGAAGAATACGCAGGCCGTTCGCGAGGCCCCCCTACAAAAGTGCGGCGATAAGTAATCTACGCGCACGCGCGGACAGACGGCAAAAATCACGCGAAAAGGAGGCGTTTTCTGTGGCGAATCAGCGTGAAAAGACCAAAGAACAGCGGATCCGCGCGGAGAAAGCGCGTCTGAAAAAGCTTTACCGGAATCTGCCGAAGGAAGCGGCCGGGACTGTCGCGGGACTCATCGATCAGGCGGCCTTTATGCGCATCGAGTGCGAGGACATGGCAGACGATTTGAGGGAAAACGGCTGGACGGAGAAATTCCAGCAGTCGGAGCGGCTCGAGCCCTATGACCGCGCCAGGCCGATCGGGCAGGCGTACAACTCAACGAACGCGAACTACCAGAAGATCATCAAGCAGCTCACGGCGCTCCTGCCGAAGCCGGACACCGCGCCGAAGCAGGAGGACGACGGCTTTGCAAGCTTTGTCCGGGAGCGTGACGAGCTGTGACGCGCTATCCAGAAACGTACAATCCGATCCTCGAATACTGGGCCGCGATCCAGTCCGGACGTGAAACGGTGAGCCTCAAGGTGCAGAAGACCTACAGACATGTGGTCGAGCAGCTTGAAAACGCGGATTCCGAGTTTTATTATTCCCCGCGCCGGGCAAACCACGTCCTCGAGTTTTTCGAGAACTACTGCCACCACTCCAAGGGCAAAGCGGGCGGCCAGCTCGTCAAGCTGGAGCTATGGGAAAAGGCGCTGCTCGCGACTGTCTTTGGATTTATCGACATCGAGGGCAACCGCCAGTACCGAGAGGCCATCCTAATTGTCGGCAAGAAGAACGGCAAATCGCTGCTGGCCTCCGGCGTCGGCCTGTATTTGCAGACGGCGGACGGTGAGGCTGGCCCGGAGGTCTACGCCGTGGCCACCAAGCGAGACCAGGCAAAGATCATCTGGCAGGAAGCAAAGCGGATGGTCAAGAAGTCCCCGGCGCTCTGCCGCCGGATGCGCAGTCTGGTCGCTGAGCTGGACAGCGATTTTAACGACGGCGTTTTCAAGCCGCTGGCCTCTGACAGCGACACCCTCGACGGCCTCAACATCCACGGGGCCATGATGGACGAGATCCACCAGTGGAAGAGCGGGCGCGCCCTGTACGACATCATCGCCGACGGCGTGACGGCCCGTGAGCAGCCGCTGATTTTTATCACTTCCACCGCGGGCACCATCCGCGAGGACATCTACGACGAAAAATACGAAGAGGCCGAGCGCATCATAAACGGCTACGAAGATCCGGACGGGTACCACGACCCGCGCCGGATCGCGTTTATTTACGAGCTCGACAAGCGCAGCGAGTGGACGGACCCGGACTGCTGGAAAAAGGCAAATCCGGGCCTCGGGACGATCAAGAGCTACACAGCCCTCAAAGAGCGGGTCGAGCGGGCGGAAAAAAACCCGGCTCTCGTCCGAAACCTCGTCTGCAAGGATTTCAACATCCGCGAAACGTCCTCCGAAGCCTGGCTCAATTTTGAGCAGCTGGACAACCGCGACACCTTCCAGCTCGACAAGGAAAACCGCCGCCTGATCTGGCAGCATTACATGGCGGACGGGAATGTGCAGGAGCGCGTCCTGTCCTACCCGCGCTACGGCATCGGCGGCGCGGATCTGTCCAAGACCACCGACCTGACGGCGGCGAAGGTCCTGTTCCAGGTGCCGGAGCTGCCGGAGATCCTGTTTGTGCTGCAGATGTACTGGCTGCCGCAGGACCTTTTGGAAAAGCGCGTCACGGAGGACAAGATCCCCTACGACAAGTGGCATGAGCGAGGGCTGCTCCGACTGTCAGAGGGAAACAAGATCCGCTATGAGGACGTCAAAGCCTGGTTCATCGAGGTACAGGAAGACCTCGATATTTTTATCCCCTTTATCGGGTATGATGCGTGGTCTGCGTCTTATTGGGTGGACAGCATGGCGGACTATTTCGGGAAAGAGGCCATGATCGCCGTACATCAGGGTGTCAAGACCCTGTCCGAGCCCATGAAGCGCTGCGGGAACGACTTGAAATCCAAGCGCATTATTTACAACAACCACCCGATCGACAAATGGAACCTCGCAAACACCGCCTATGACGAGGACAAAAACGGCAATATCCAGCCGCACAAAACGAGCAAGTCCACGCGCCGCATCGACGGCACGGCGGCCCTGCTCGACGCCTACACGATCTACGATCAGAAGCAGGCGGAATACACCAGTATGCTCTAGGAGTGACAACATGGGATTTTTGAAAAACCTCCTGACGAATATCACGACCACCAAACGCGTCTCAACCGTCCAGATGGTGCAGGAGCGCGGGAATGGCTTTTACAGCTACAACGGCAAAATGTATCAGTCAGACATCGTCCGCGCCTGCATCCGGCCAAAAATCAAGGCCATCGGCAAGCTGACGGCCAAGCACATCCGGGAGACCATCACCGCTCAGACGCGGAAAATCGCCGTCAACCCGGAGCCGTACATCCGATTCCTGCTCGAGGAACCGAACCAGTACATGACAGGCCAGCTGCTGCAGGAGAAGCTGGCCGCGCAGCTGGTTCTCAACAACAACGCCTTCGCGGTCATCCTCCGGGATGAAAACGGCCTGCCGAACGCCATCTTCCCAGTCGCGGCCATGCAGGCAGACGCCGTTTACGACGCAGGCGGAAATCTGTACCTGAAATTTTACATGCAGAACGGCAACGTCCTGACGTTTGCCTATGACGACATCATCCACCTGCGCGGGGATTTCTACGAGAACGACATCTTCGGCGACCCGATCGCCCCGGCCATCGTGCCGCTCATGGAGATCGTCACAACGACGGACCAGGGCATTGTAAAGGCCATCCGAAACAGCGCCGTCATCCGCTGGCTTTTGATGTTCGCATCCTCCATGCGCGCGGAGGATATCAAGAAGCGCGCGCAGGACTTTGCCGACAGCTTCCTCAATGTTTCCAACGGCACGGGCGTCGCGGCCGTCGACGCAAAGGCCGAGGCCAAGCAGATCGACCCCAAGGACTACGTCCCGAACGCCGCCCAGATGGATAAGACCACGCAGCGCATCTATGCCCTGTTCAATACCAACCCGCACATCGTCACATCCATTGCGACAGAGGACGAGCAGAACGCATATTTTGACGCCGAGATCGAGCCGGTTTTGAAGCAGCTAAGCGGCGAGTACACCCGCAAGCTATTCTCCCGGCGCGAGCGTGGCTGCGGGAATCGCATCGTATTCGAGGCCTCCGCGTGGGATTTCGCGTCGACCGCGACAAAGCTTAATCTCTTGCAGCTGGTCGACCGAGGCGCGCTGACGCCGAACGAATGGCGCCGCGCCTTTAACCTCGCGCCGGTCGACGGCGGGGACAAGCCGATCCGCAGGCTGGACACGCAGCCGGTCAATCAGAATACCACCCAGAAGGGAGATGAAACCGCATGAAGATCAGCATTCGCGGGCCCATCGTATCCAGCAACCAGCACCGATTTTATCAGTGGTACGGCATGGAGGCGACGAGCCCTAAATCCGTAGCCGACGCGCTTGCATCCGGAAACGGTGAGCGGGCAGAGGTCGAGATCAATTCCGGCGGCGGCGAGATCTTCGCCGCGAGCGAGATCTATACCGCACTGCGCAACTACGCGGGCGGCGTCCACATCCGCATCGTCGGTCTTGCGGCCTCGGCCGCGTCCATCATCGCCATGGCGGGCGAGTCGGAAATGACGCCGACCGGCATGATGATGATCCACAACGTCCAGTCCAGCGCCGACGGCGACTACCGCCAGATGGAGCACACCGCCGGTGTCCTGCGCGACGCCAACCACGCCATCATCTCGGCATACATCGCCAAGACCGGCAGGCCGGAAGCGGAGATCGCCGCCATGATGGATGCCGAGACGTGGGTCACGGCAGATCGGGCCGTCGAGCTCGGCCTCGTCGACCGCGTCATGCAGCCGGATACCGGCCAGAAGCCGCTGGCAGTGGATTTTTATTCCGGCATGCTCAGCGAAGACGCGCTCCGGCGCGCGGAAAACTTTTTAAAAGGTCAGGCCGCAGAGCCTGATTTTTTTATGCCCGAACGGGCGCAGGCAGAAGCAAAACTGAAATTTTTAAAACTCAAAGGAGAATTGAAATGACAAAGGAATTTTACAACATCCAGCGCCAGAAGCTCATGGACGACGCCCAGAAGCTGCTGGACGAAGGCAAGACCGCAGAGGCACAGGCCAAGATGAAAGAAGTCGAGGCCCTCGACGCCAAGTTTGAGGAGGAAGCCAAGATCCAGGCGAACCTCAACGCCCTCGCCGGCCAGAAGGTCGCGGCCCCGGCTGCGGCAGCGCAGTCCGTCGACCTGTCCGGCCAGAAAAAGGCCGAAGACGTGATCAACCGCTACGACACCCCGGAGTACAAGGTGGCCTTTATGAACTACGTGCTGAAGGGCACGCAGATCCCGCAGGAGCTGACAAACGCGGACGCAAACACGAAGACCTCCGACGTAGGCGCGGCCATCCCGACCACGACGCTGCAGAAGATCTACGAGAGGATCGAGTCGACCGGCATGATCCTGCCGCGCGTGACGCACACGTCCTACAAGGGCGGCGTGACCGTCCCGACCAGCTCCGCCAAGCCGACGGCCTCCTGGGTTGCCGAGGGCGTAGGATCCGACAAGCAGAAGAAGGCGCTCGGCTCCATCACGTTCGCCTACCACAAGCTGCGCTGCGCAATCTCCATGTCGCTTGAGGTATCCATCGTGACCTACCCGATGTTTGAGTCGCAGTTTGTCGCCAACGTGGCAGAGGCCATGGTCAAGGCCGAGGAACAGTCCGTCATCAGCGGCTCCGGCTCCGGCCAGCCGAAGGGCATCACCAAGGAAACCGTCGTGACCGGCCAGAACATCGACATTGCCGCAGCGGCGACCGCGCTGACCTACAAGGACATCACCGCAGCCGAGGCCGCGGTGCCGCAGGAATATGACGCGGGCGCGGTATGGTGCATGACGAAGAAAACGTTCTTCGAGCAGATCGTCGGCATGGTCGACAGCGACGGTCAGCCTATTGCCCGCACCAACTACGGCATGAACGGAAAGCCCGTTTATTCCCTATTTGGCCGCGAGGTCGTCCTCGTCGGCGATTATCTGCCGTCCTTTGCCGCAAGCGTGACCGCAGACACGATTTTTGCCTTTATCTTCGATTTCAAGGACTACCTCTGGAACGAAAATCTTGGCATGACTTTCCGCCACTACACAGACAACGAGACCGACGACGAGGTCACCGTCGCACTGGCGCTCGTCGACGGTAAGGTCGTCGACAAGAACAGCCTCGTCACGCTGACCAAGAAGAAGGCTTGACGGCGCGAGGCCAACAGGGAGGGATAACCAATGGCTTTGATCAACGTTGCAAAAACCGCCCTGCGGCTGACCACCAACGCCCTTGACGACGAGCTCGCCGACGAGATCGACGCCTGCCTCCTGCGCCTGCCTCCTGCGCCTGCATCTTGCGGGCGCGGAGGGGGCCGACGAAGACCCGCTGGTCAAAGACGCCGTCCGCGCCTTCGTCCGCTGGCAGCATGACTTCTGCGGCCGCGGCGACGAATGGAAGACGTGCTTTGAGGAGCTGCGCGACGCGATGGGCCTGTCCGACGACTATTCGCCGGGCGCCGAGGGAGGGGGCGCGTGCTGTGATCTTTGACACCCAGATCACGCTGCGCCTGCTGTCCTACCCAATCGTGAGCGGGCAGACCACCGAAAAGCTCGAACGCGAGACAACCGTCTGGGCCGCCCGCAAGT